TGTGACATTTTCATAAACTCTGGAAAACTTTAAATCGTGTATTTCTTTTTGTATCGCAGTTACTGAAACATAGTTTTTATCGCCACGCGCTTGTCTATCAAGCATGATGATTTTATATACTTTATTGTCTTTATATCCACCAACGTTTGTTACTGTCCACATATTAGTTATTGAAGTAATGATATCTTTAGTATTGTTATTTTCTACAATATCGAATGTCAAAGCACCATCAGCACTTATCTTTTCATTTAATGTTGTACCAGTATAGACGGGATAACCTTTACCAATGAGATTCTTTAACATTATCGGCATATTATCCCTCCTATAAGTAATAGAATTTTAAGTCAAAAATGACTTTTTCTATTTTCTGATTAAATTTAAACGTGTTAGCACCTGGATTAAATTTTGGGAAGTTTAAACGTGTGAATTCATTAATAGGAACGTTATTACGATAGGTTTGTAACCCATCAAATGTTATAACGTCGCCACCTTTTAAGTTGAGACCCTTAATTTCCATCATGTCAGATGCTGATGTGTACCAGTTAAATTCTTTTGTACTTTCAGTAAGTGTGATTGATACCTTACACTCTTGATTAAATTGTTCTATAGGGTATGTCCCGTGATAGTAAACTGTTCCAGTTTTCACGTTTTCGAATACATATTTGCGTGTACTCGAGCCCATTTCCCAATCCATTAACATATCTGATGACCATAAACTAGATGTTCTTCCACTAGCTAAATCTAATGATCGCCCGACACTTTCGTAATAAGGTAAATCTACAGTTTCAAATTCAATAGCTATTTGCCCACTTATCTGTGTTACGTCGAATGATATTTCTGAATTCAGTTGTAACTTAATCGTCTTACCACTTAGATAGTTTGGCTCAAATTTAAATGGTTTATCATTAAAATGTTGAAATGGAATTTCTACTACAGATGCTCCCATTTCTCTAACAAAAAACTCGCCACTAAATAAGTAAGCGAGTTGTCCTTTTAAATGTTGCGCCCTCGACATCTTTTCTACATTGTAACTAACTAGGAGGGTTGCTTTTCTTTTATCATTGCGTTTAGACGTTAAAAAACGACCGTTAATGCCATCAATGCTTTCATGGTTATAACTATACTCTAAACCATCTACATTGAAGCTATCGACCGTTAAAACATCTCCAGTAATACTGTTGTTATTAACACGATACTTTGTACCGTTTTTTATAATTTCTAAGTCTGAAACTTTCAATTTATCCCTCCTTAATTAGAAATTGAATGTATTATTTTCTTTAGAACTAGCATCATCTATCCATGATTTAATAGCAGGTAAATCTGATTCATTGTGAACGTGTAAGTTAACAACAGGTTTACTATTTTCTGCAATGCTATGTCTTACATCTGAATCTATATAACCGTCAATATTACCGACAGCTGATGAAATACCATCACGCATAAGGCTACTATCTACACTAGGCACTAATTGTGGATTAAATGCGTTAGTAATTGAGTTAGCTAATCGTTCGGTACTAGCAATCGCTGAACCACCATGTTTGTCTATACCTTTGACCATACCCATTACAGTCCACATACCGATTTCGGCAAATACTTTAGATGGGGAATTGATTTTCAACGCTGATTTAGCTGCACTCACTGCATTTTGTACAGTTGAAACTGCTGCATCTACTAAAGCGCCTGCTGCGTTTTTAACACCCTGAACCATACCCATGATTAAATCAGTACCTGCAGAAACGAAATCACCTACAAAACTTAGTGCTGCACTTACTGCTCGACCTATTCCGTCTGTAATTGCGCCAACGAAATTAACCATGCCATTGATCGCCGCGTTAACAATATTAACCATACCGTCAGCAACACTAGATAGCATATTAGACATACCGTTTACCACAGCGCTAACTGCATTAGATAGATAGTTAGTAATGTTATTAACAATGCTATTCCACGTAGAAATGATGTTTCCTAGCACTTGAGACATGTAACTAATGATATTACTTAGTATCTGACCGAAGTAGCTGATTACACTACCAAGTATTGAAGATAGCTTGCCACTGATGAATGACCACATTTCAGACCAACTAGAAATCGTCGTACCTAATATTGTGTTATAGATACTAAAGAAGAATTCGGAAATAGTCGTCCATATAGATTGGATAGTTGACCATATAGTATCCATTACAGTGGATATAGTAGTTTGTAGTGTTAACCACGCACCGCTAAAGTCTCCAGATAATAACTGCATAAACGCTGTGAATATACCTGTTATTAATTGAACAGCAGCCATGATAATACCACCAATCGCTTGCCATACAACTTGTGTAACAGTCCATAGCTGATTAAATACAAGCATAAGTAGTTGGATAGCACCAACGAATGTTGCGCCTAATACTTCACTAACTACACCACCTATTTGCTGTAATAATGGCATGATAGGTTGTAATGTAGTTTGGATACTACTCCATAACTGTTTGAACCAATCAATAACACTAGTTATTGCTTCGCTTACTTTATCTTTAATTGTATTCCATGCATTCACTACTGCATTTCTGAAATCTTCATTCGTCTTCCATAGATAAGTAATTACACCGATTAACGCTGTAATCACACCAATTACTATCCATACTGGTGCACTGATAGCTCCTAAAGCACCGACTATTGCACCAAATGCAGTTCTAAGCAGAGTAAGTGGGGATGCCAACTTACCAAGTACACCTTTAAGAACACCCATAACTTTACTAACAATGCCTGCTTTATTAGCCCAACTTATGAATGGAATCAATAAGTCTTTAACGAATATCGCTACTTGTGTAATTGTAGGAAGGACTGCGAGTAATATACCACCTAAGATAGTCATAATACCGACTAATTTAGCTACACCAGGATGCGCTTCAAATAGATTACTCGTAAAGCTAATAATTGCGTTCACTACATCAAGTATCTTACTTGCTATTGGTGCCATTGCAGTACCAAAGTTCACAAGTAACATTGTTATATTGCCGATTAAGTCCATAATTTTAGGACCATTTTGTTGTACATAATCGATAAACTTTTTAAACCCTTCTGATTTACCGACTGTTTCAGACCAATCTCTAAATTTTTGTGTCATTACTTCTAATGATTTAAATATATTAGTCGAATTGCCACTAAATGCTTTTAATAGGTTATTGATACCTGCAAACGTATTGCCAAATATCTTACCGATTAAAGGTAAATTCTGTTTCGTATATTCCATGAATTGCTTAATAGAATTCTTACCACTCGCACTATTAGCCCACTTACTAAAATTAGTAGCGATACGATCCAACCAGTTAGCACTCCATTGGAATAACGGCGCTAATTGTGTGAATACATTAATTAGTCCATCTCCAAATTTACCTGCAGCACTTAGCATTTTGTTGAACACTGATACGCCTGTTGTTTCCATCATATTGAAGAAAGCTTTAGCTACTGTGCTCCACTGTAGTAATGATTCAGATGCTTTCTCCATACCACTAGCTACACCGTCTAAGAATGGAGTTAAACCTTTCATAGCAGTTTTAACTGCATTTAAACCATTAGCCATAGTGTTAAATATCTCGCTTTGATTACTCTTAATGATGTCTGTCCATGTATCTTTAACACCTTCTAACGCTGATTGATACTTCTTCGTCTCTTTAGTCGCTTTTAGTGTACCGTCATTCAACATTGTTATTGCACTTACTGCCATTGCACCAAACCCAACAAAACCACCTGCTGCAATAGCAATAGCACCAGCAAGTGCTAACGCACCACCAGTAACAACTTTTAAAGCGTTACCTACTGCCATAATGGCAGGTACTAACCCTGCGATAATTGGTATTAACCCTTGAAAACTAGCAATTAGTGTACCTTTAATTTGATTAGAAAATACTGTACCGAATGATCTAATCGATTGAGCCATAGATTGCATTGCGTTATCGAAATTGTTTTGAGCCTTCTGAGTTTGCGCCCAACCTTTTTGAATGGTAGAAAACATATTTGTAAATCTACCTTCTACAAATTTTGAAGATTTGACTAGCTTGTTTGTTTGTTTATCTACCCAACCTAAATTCGGACGATACTCATGTTTGTTTAAATCGATTAAACTTTTTCTAGCACCTCTTATAGCACGCATAAAGCCATTAGTGTTAGCGTTGATATCTACAGTGTGCTTTTTCCACATTTCAACACTCAATTTACTAGCATTGTATTTAGCCATTAAATCTTTTGTGTCTGCTTTGAATTCTACATCGTGACTTCGCCATTTCTGTGCCATAGCTTTTGCACGCATTAAGCCACGTTGGAATTTAGATGTATTAGCTGTAATATCCGTTTCAATTTCATCCGGTATAGAAGTTTTGGCTAAAGCTTGAGCTTTTTTAACATTTCGTTGGAAATTGTTTATATTAGCCATAATTTTAGCCATAAAATGCTTATCCAATATTTATCCCTCCTTACGCTTTAATTGTTCGAAGAAAGCTTTACCTTCTTGTTTCTGTACCTCTCTGATACGTCTACGTTTTTCTAATTCTGCTTTACGTTCAGCTTTGTACTTGTCGTTTTCTTGATATATAGATTTACGTGCTTTATCAATATTGCGTTGCATAACTTTCAGCTTATTACCTTTAGCTTGTGCAACTTGATTAGCTTTTGCTAAATGGATATTCAACTCTTGTTGGTCTAAAAATGACTCTTTAGCACCATTTATCCACGCAGACCATTCTTTAGGTGTCATACTGAATAATTCACGTTCAGGTACATAACCTAGATATCTAGCAGTCTGTATCCTTATATCATCAAGATTTAGTAAGGATTCACTCCCATGATCTCTTTGTAGTTTTCTTTCATGAACTCGATACCGGCTTTCGTCGTCTCTTTCTCGTCCTCTTTCGCCATCTTCGGTGCCTTCTGCATCTGTAACCAGTACAGACGTGATTTCTGTTTGAAAAAACCACTGTCATTCATAATTTTTAAAGCACCTTGTAACAAGTGAATCGTATCTTCCGTTTTATTAATTTCATCTTGAATTGCTGTTTTAATATCCTGTCTACTAGGCTTATCAGCTAAATGAGCAGTTGCACATTCCCAAAAGTCTAAAATCGAAGATGATTCACGTTCTAAAATGCCACTATAGATAACATTAAAACCAGGTGTCTTTACTTTCTTACCATTCTCGTCCGTTTCTTCCGTTGCGAATTTCGTTGCTAATTCATCAAAGAAGAACGTTGCTTTTGCTTCGTATTCTTTACCGTTAATATTTAATGTAGTGATAGGGTTGATTTCTGACATGTTATTACCTCACGTTTCGTATTTTTGATATAAAAAAATAAGGGGACTTAACCCCTTATTAAGCACCTGAGCCAGCTACTGCTTCACGGTCTTCTAATGAACCTTTATATTCACCAGGAGATTCGTATTCAACAGTAGTTCCAGCAGCAGATGGATCTAACCATGATTGTGGTAGTGTTTCAAATTCACCTTCAGCAGTATTGAATTTAACTTTTAAAGTTACTTCGATAGTATCTTCTTCGTCGTCAAATGAATTACCGTATTCTTCAACAACAGTATATCCAAATTGAGCAGGATACTTACCATCACGTTTTTTCTTTTCGATTAACCACACACGTACTTGTTCGCGTGCTTTGATTGCTTTCTTGAATTGTTCTTGTCCTTCATCACCTGGAATACGTCCAACCGTGAAAGTAAATTCTTCTGCAATACTTGAATATTCATAATCTGTTTTACCAGCAATAACTTTTTCCGTTAATTCAGAAGAAATATTATGTTCTCCTTCTTGCAAATCAGATACTAAGTATCCTTCTGCATCAGGTAATTCGTTATTAGCAGGCTCTACAACTGCAATAAAATTAGCCATTTACTACACTCCTTCTTGTAATGTTTTGTGTCTAAATCTAAATAAAAGACGTAGAACACCATGTTTTGTGAATTGGTCTATATCGATAAACACATCACTGTTATCTTTTTGAACCCAATCCAATTCATAATCTTCTATGTCTATGTTTTCTCTAGCTAGAATGTTGAGATACTTTAATATGTCCCTAGTCTCATAACTCGTAGTAGCTTGACTATAGACGTGTAATGTAACTGCAACTGTTTCTCTCATACCATTCATTGAAGGTCGTTCAGTGACGTTTGTTTCTCCAACAACAATGTATGGGTAAACAGCGTCTTTCTGAACGCAATCAAAAACACGACCACCAACTAACATGTCAATGGTCGCGCTGCTTTTTAAATTGTTATATATCTTTACAAATAGTTCAGGTTCAACTGATACCCATTTCATCTAATCACCTCATGAAAAATACTTATTGAATGTTTTGCGTCCAGCATCAATAGCTTTGTCCCAGAACGGTTGCGCTCGCATACCTTTAGTAGTATGCCATTTGCCGTCTGCATCTTGATATGACCACGGTATCTTTTTAGCACGACTACCACCAGGACCAGAAGCATAAATGCCCGTACCAAAATTCACGAAAATTGCGTAATCTGCTCCAACATTTATAACGCCGGTCATTCCACCGTCTTTATATTCAAAAGAAATACTTTCCCTTAAAAATCCGTCGTCTACTGGCGCTAATGATACTGCAGTGTTATATATCGTCTGTGTTGTTTTGGCTATACCTTTTTTAACCCAATCTTCCATTTCTTCACGGTAATCTTCTAATGCTACAACTAAGTTATTATTACCATACTTAACTTTAGCCATATGGTGTAGCCTTTAAATGTGTTTTGTGAACTTCATTCATACCACCTTGGTTTTCTAAGTCACCAACGCATTGATATACTTTACCGTTATATCTGAAATGTGCTTTTTTAGGGTTAAATTTAGTTGGGTAAGGCGTATACATGTTTATATCGACTGATTGTTCCATTTGATGAAATTTAAGCGTTTCAGAAGTCGTAGGCGTATCCATAAATGCTTGTATTGGTTTTTCGCTTATAAAGCGCTCTTGTATATTAGGATACTGACCTACTTTTTCAATGAAACCTAATTCAACAGTATGTGGGTATTCGTCGTATGGATTAAACATATTACCACCTCAATTTTCTAAATGGTGCTAAGTGTTTATATACTGATTGTGGTAGATCCGTAACAAATGTGTAGGATACTGTCCCCATAGAACGACTAGCAAGATTACCATTTGTTCCATATTTTATTGATTCAGCTATAAATTTCTTAACGCCATAAGGTAAAGAATCTTCAAACTCTCGATTACAATATTCTTCTACAATACCTTGGTACACTTCAATAAGTTTATTTAGAGTTTCGTCTTGTGAGTTATCTTCTAATGGTAGTTTATTAATTAATTTAACGTCTTCTGCGTTCATTACTTACCACCTTCTAATACTTCAACTAACTCTACTTTCTTCATGCTAGAATAGCCCTCAATTTCACGTTCTTTGGCAAGTTTTTTAAGTTCTGATACATTCATATCAGAATAGTTTTCTTGCTCGTCTACGCGTTCTATTAAGGCTTTCTTTTGACGATTAGATGTGTTGGATAATTCAGTTAGTCTTTCTTTACTCACTTGCTTACCAGAACGAGGGAAATCGTCACCTACGTTGTATGCGTGGTTATTGTCTTGCAAGTCAGTAAAGTAATTGATAACTTTATACGTCACTATAATCACTCCTTATTAATTAAGCACCTGCGCCAGCTGATACTTTAATTACTTTAGATTCATCATATAAGTAAGCAACATAATGCTTATCAGAATATAAAGCAGTCTTTTTGTGCGAAGGAATACGTTCAGTTTCTAAGAAGAAATCACGTTTTGTGATTAATTTAACTGCACCACGTTTAGCAAGGTATGCTTCTCCTTCTTCTAACTTGTTAGATCGTACGATAATAGCACCTAATGCTTCACCGAATGCACCTTTAACGATGATGTCATCTCCTAATTCAGTTGCGCGAGTGAAGTTTGCACTAGCGTCTGCACGTAATTTACCTGCGTCTTTAGGATTGATGAATAATACTGTTGGTTCTAAATCTTCGTCATTGAATTTATCAATTGCAGACTCTAAACCTGCTAATGTACCGATATCAGCTTCAACTGTTAATGTAGCGCCTTTAATGGCTTCTAATACATCGTTATCCACTTTGTTTGCAATAGCTAAACCGTGTTGACGTACAGCTTCTCCTTTTGGATTACCGTATCCAGATAATAAAGCTTCGTCAGTAATTTCAGTACCTTTACCAATCTTACGAATTTTAGCTTCACGTTTATTTGTTTCGATTTGGTCAACTGGAATTTTTTCACCTTCAGCGACCACTTGTGCGTCACCACTGTAAACAAATGCTGGGAATGATAATGTATCTCCTGGTTGTCCTACTAACGTGTTGTCAATATCTGCGAATTGCGCAAAACGTAATTTCTTATCTAACTCTGCTTGCATCATAGGTGCTAAGACTTCTGGTACAATTTGAGTTGTTAACATTGTTGTTCCTTGTGCCATTTAAATAACCTCTTTCTTTTTTTAGTTTTGTATTAGTTGGTCATAAGTTTTACGATCATTAACGAATAATTGTTCTCGTTCACTTACGCCCATTTGTTCAAACTGTTCTTTCGTAATGCCACCTGTTGGATTGTTTCCATCTTGTGGCGACTTGCCTGTTGGTTTGTCTGCACCGAATAAATGACCATTTTCTTCTTTAAATGATTTCAACTTGTCATCTAATCCTTTTACAGAACCGTCTTCTTGTAGTTCTAAACCGTCTGTATCGAGCAGTTTTAGAACGTGGTCAGCATTGATTGCATCTTTAGCAACTGCTAACTTAATTGCGTTATTCAATTGTGATTGTTGGTATTTTTCCGACCATTCAGCGTTAGATTGTTTTAATTCTTCGAGTTCTTTTGAAATCTCGCTCTCATCTTTAACGCTTTTCTGTAATTCGACAATTTGTTCATCACGTTTAGCAATCTGTTCTTGTAACTCTTTGATATCTTCGTTCTTATCATTTAATCGTGAACGTGGTATCATGCCTTCTGTTGCTTTTTCGTATGCTTCAATGACAGCTTGCTCGTCTGCTGAACCGTCTGCGAATTGTTTTAATAAGTCTTTAAATTCCATAGTTTCTTTCTCCTTTTACGAGTTTTACGTGCAACGCCACGAATATTTAGACAGTTTAACGTCATGTCTAGGACGAGTGATGGAATACCACCATCATGAGATATACGGATCACTTCCTTATGGATAAATGAACGCATAAAAATAACCGTCAATCTCACGACTGTCGGTTAAATTATTTCTTATTCTTGAACCATTCTTCATATGTCTGGAAATCAACAACACTCGTACTACCGTCATCATTTCTAACGCGCATAACTTCGGGTACTTCGTCATCAATCAAATACATAAGCTTGCATCTACAATTGATATTCTCTTTTGCACTAGAAACGCCTATGAACGTTTTAGGAGATAACCCAACACACCCACTAGACTTAAATGTTTCAGTAAGTTTCTTTTTCTGACCATCTAAATGTCTATGCGTATCACGAGTGCGTGTGTCTTTAGTAGCATTCCACATCTTAGTCATCTCAATACCATTTTCCTTAGCCTTCATTGCGCTATCTTGACCAGCTATACTCATTGCACGACCTGTTTCAGTTCTAGCAACTCTCTTTGATTGAGCAATAGACATGCCTATATCATCACGTAAAGCTTTTGCTATCTTACTGTACCCTTCACCACTCATAACGCCCTGTGTGATGTGCATACGTATCTTTTCTAATACTTGATTGCGTTGCTTCTGTAATGTAGGTACAAGTTTAATGAATTCAATAGGTTGATCGATTGCTTCTTGAATAGTTTCAACACTAGGAATAGTTACTTGCATATTACTTTGACTTGCTAACTCATACAAAAACAGGCTCATCATGTACTTTTCGATATAAGCGTTTTGTTGTGATTGTTTAATAGTCTTAGCAACTACTTTGTAATCATCATTCATCATCTCACTTATACGTTTCAGTTCTTTATTGAGCCTGTTGTATTTATTAAAATTAGTCCAAGTAACATGTGGTTCACTACCTTCGTATTTCTCAAACATATCTTCTATTAACGCTTTAATCACTTTTAATCTATTAGAAAACAGTTTCTCGATTTCTTTTTCGGATTGAGTAATAAGTTTATCTATTCTTTTGTCGATATCATCTTGTTTCATCATCTCCACCGTCCTCTAATGAACCATATTCTAATTGTTCAGCTTGAATACGTTCCATTTCTCCAACTGGGTCTTTTACCCACGGATGATGTTCAACAACTGATTCTCTTGAGATGATACCTGTTGAATTCATAGCTATTTGTGATTCTTCTAACTTATTCATCAATACATCATAGTTGAATGTGATTTCAATATCGTTTGGATTTATATTTATTTTGTGGAAATGAACGATAAAGTCTAATAAATCTTGTAATGCTACTTCTGTTTTATTCTTTAACTTATTCGTCTTCAATCGTAAATTACTGAATAAAAATTGTAATGATATCCCACTAGGTGCGTTGCCAAATTTATCTGTCTGGAAGTCTACACCTTGACCAAACTCAATTACGTATGCTCTCATCATTTCTAAATATTCTTTTGTTGATTGCATAGGTACTTCTACTTGTATTGTATCTACACCCGAATTACCTTCAGAATCAACATTGATTGCTTTGTAGTATTTAAGATTCTTCATGAATTCGTCTAGGTCTTGCCCTTCATAACCTTTTAATACATAAATCAATTCAGTAGATTCATCAAATGTATTCTGTAAATCAGATAGTCGCTTATCTATAGCGTCTAATATCGATTTATACATAAACAAATCTGATGTTTCTTCTGGATTATTCTTGAATGGAATGAAAGGTACTTTACCCCAACTTGCTGCTTTATTACCTTCATAGTAATGAGGTTGAACATTATCCTCACCATGATAGTAGTCTGGTATGAGTTGGTTGTATTCCATTACATAGTAAGTAACGCTATCAGACGTCCAGTATTCGACTTTCTTTTCTTCGTTAAGGGTATAAACCCTAATAAACGCCGACAAGTCCTCACGCTCTTTATTCGACCATATCGGAACTGATTGTTCTGCAGGCACTCGGAATATTTTAAACTCTCCATCTTCATTCACGTAAGGCATTACCCATTCAACACCTTTATTACTTGCAGCGGTTAAGATGTCCATTAGTTTATTATCCCAACGGTTATCAAATATCTTGAGTAATTCTGCGATCGCTTTTTCATTCTTTGATTTATATGTGACTGGATTACCGACCATATAAGATACTTTTTGGTCAACTAAGTTTTTGTGGAAGTTTGTATTAATACGCCAATCAGGTTTGAATGGATCTACCTTGCCATCTACATCAACTTTAGGCATTATCCTATTAATATCTGAATCATTTTCATAATACTTCTGACCTATTGAAATACGTTCAATGTTCTTCTCGTGTTCTTCGATAAGTCTTACAATCATTTCTTCTTGTGTTTCATAATTAGGTTTAACCATGTCAGTTAATCGCTCTCCTAATGGTTTTTCGTTTGGCCAAATTATATTAATCACCTTCTTACTGTAGAATTGTCATTCTGTTTTGTCTCATATCTCTTTCTAATGCGTAACGAGTGGCATCTATTGTGTGGTTATCTTTATCTTCTAATCTAGGTTTAACGTTACCATCTTTATCTGTTTGATAGTCTATATTCTCGAATTCTCTAGCAATGTTAGGTGTGCGTTTTGGATCTATTACAACAACTTGTAAATCATCTAACCATTGTTCTCCATATTCCACACTGTCTTTACCTTTCTTAACGCCTTTAATACGTTTGATACCATGTTCTTTTTTGAGTTCTGCAATAGATTTAGGCTCTGCTGAGTCTGCATATATATCATCAGACTGATAACCTTTCTTGTGTAACCAGTCTGCAAATTCTCTATTACTGATTTGCACACCGTAATACTCATCCATTGCATATATAATTCGTTTCTTTTTGTCATAGTGCCAACGTACAAATGCTAACGGGTCTGTAGCGTAACCGAAATCGACTGCATTACGTATATTATCGAACGCATCGTATAAGTCTTGTGGTATTGTTTCAATCTGTAAATTGTTGAACGGTACAACACCACTACCAATTGCTTCACCTAAGTATTCCCATCGATAGCGCATTTCATTTCTTTCTCTAGCACCTTCTGCTTCTTTAATGAATTCCTTAGCAATATAAGGGTTATTCATATAAGTAGAGTGATGAACGAACGTGTTATCTGGTTGGAATGAACTTTCATACTTTTTGTTAACCCATGATTGCTTACGTTTAGGTGGGTTATATGTGTAATAAAACTTATAAAAAAGACCATCGTCCAACTCTCCACGCAATAGTGAGTTAGTGATGGTCGTTACTTCGTCTTCTGTTTTAAATTCTGCTAGTTCTTCAATCCATGCAATTGTGAAAGGGAACCTAGCATCTTTTAATGATTTAATACGTTCTGGGTTCTGCGCACCTCTGAATATCATTTTATTACCTCTAGGCTTATATATGATTTCCATAGGTGATACTTTTATTTGAAATAAATGCGATACTTGCATTTCGTTAATTGCCCATTTGATTTGTTCAAATACAGATGATGCTAAAGTATTGTCTATCTTACGCAGTATCAAAGCATTTACTGGGTATCTCATAATTAACTGCGCTATGATAATCGCAGTATCAGATGATTTACCACTACCACGTCCACCTTTTGCGACTATGTTCAATATAGAATCATCTTTTGTCGCTCTCCATAGATCGTGAAAGTGTGACGGGATAAGTTGGGACAATCTTTTTACTTCAGTCATGTTATATCATCTACAAACTGCACAACGCCAGAATGTTCGGTTTCTAATTTATCAGTCCACAATTTATGATTTTTACCCAATAATTCTAACGCTTTGTTTTGGTCACTGATTTTAGGTGGCTTTTCAACCTTCTCTATATGTTCGTTGTAAACCAACACATGCTTATCATCATAGTCTGGGTGTTTGATATATTCGGCAGTCTTTGCAACCACTGCATCTACTTCTACAGATTCACCACGAGCTGTTTTAGTTAGCCTATACAAGACTTCTTTGCCGCTCATAATGTTTTCGTCAAACATCTTATCTCTTATACCCCGTATATGTTCTTGTACCTTACTATTTCTTACTAACTCACTACCC